TTCCTGCTTTATCTACTTCTGGTTTCCATACACGATCATCAGCACCGCCCGTGGTGCTCTTATTCATTTTTTCGATCTCTGTTGTCAGTTTAGAAGTCAAACTGCCAAGGCGAGACTGTTTCTTTAGATCTGCGAAAGACATAGGATTTTTGTATTCGTTGGATTGGGTGGATTGAAATCACCTGTCACATCATAACACGGTATTTAGGGTGTGTCAAGACGTTTTTGCAATCCTTCAAGTGTTCTTCTCATATTGTTAAAGATGATTGACATATCAACATCTTTAAATCCCATTGCTGCTGATGTGATCTTAATTTTTTCTTTCATTTCTAACGCTTCTGGATCATCAGACAATGAAAGTCTTGTCCACATTACTTCTTGTTTATCTAAAAGAGTTTTTAGTTTTTCAATATGTTCGTTCTTTTCTTTATCACTAAATGAACTGAACTGAATGATGACTTCGTATAATTCTTTTTGAATTCTAAAGATGTCTTCCATCTCTTCACGGATAATCTCAGACTGAAAAAACTTACCCATGCGTCTTCTCCGTTAATCTTTCCCTCAAATATTGTTTATATTTGCTGGTATCAATATTTAGAAACGGTGCATACTTCTTTAGTTTCAAGCTGATCGCTTCCCAAATTGGGTCAGTAAGTTTCTTGTCCAGATTATTCCCAAAGAGGAATATTTTATCAAAGATAGTAAGAGTTTCTATACTAATATTCCCGCTCAGGAAATTTTTTAAAATTGGTGGATGTTGTTTTGAAGTATCAAACAATTCCTCTAGGCTGTATTCAGACAACATATCCTCCGCTTGCTGCTTGAACTGGTAGAACAAACTTTGTTGCCGTCTTTGCCAAGATGAATAAACACTTTCACCAGACCGAATAATTTCACCAATCCACAATGCATCTGGATTATCACATGCTACAAAATTAGCAACAAAGAATGCTTTAATTTCATCATCATTATACTTCCTTGACATTTTTTCAAAGAAGTATCTGTCTTTTCTCTTATAAAAAGAATTCAAACTTGCTCTAGACTTACCAGCATATCTAAAGTAATCGTAATTTTTTCTTGTGAAATGCTGTTTAAATGCAAGATACTGTTTGTAAGTATCAAACGGGTTCATAATTTTTGGGATTGAACATTTCAACTGTCTTCTTCTGTCCCTTTAACTGTATTTTAGCAGCATATTCAACTTTTGGTCTGCTTGGACACATGTTACAAATCCAACCTGGTTCTACAACTTCCTTAAAAGAATTTCTAAGTGCTTCATCAGTATCATTAATGCTAGTTGGATTATAACCAAGATACTTTTGCCACTCTGGATCTTTCAACTGATCTGTAGCTGCTAAAGATTCTCTTAGATATGCTACCATTGGACATTTCCATAGGTGTCCATTATAAAGTTGAGCATTAGCACAAGTACAATATTTAAAACTAGAATCTGGATCATTGTCTTCATGAGGATAATATTTTATCGATCCATCATCATTAAACTGATATTTTACAAGATCAAACCAAACTCTTGGAGTATTATCTGCTTGTAAATATGCTTCACTCAATTCAAAAGTATTGTCAATATCAACTCCACGTTCAATCAAATAATGAGTAAACTCATATGCATTTTCCCAGTCTTTTTTTCCTGCTTGAGTATACGAAGGACGATGAAATGTAAGTCTAAAAATAACACCTTTTAACATTTCATCGGCAATCCATTCTTTCTCTTGAAGAAGTCTAGAACCATTGCTGAATAACTTTACATTACAAGGATGTGATCCACGTTCGCCATAGCAAAGTTCTCTGACTATTCTTGTAACTTCTTTTGTCCTTGGTTCTAATAATGGTTCGCCACCAATAATACTAACATGACTCCAAACATAAATTTTTGGAAGAATATTTTCAATATCTTTTATTAATTGATCAATATCTACTGAACTTTTTCCTGAAAGTAAACTACTGTTATGATTACAACCTCTACAAGAAAGATTACAACCATTCATAGTGTGAATACTAAGAAGTCTTGTGGTTGGTCTTTCTTTTTCTAAGGCAGCAATTTGTTCAGGAGTTATTTGTTTAAAATTATCTACCCAAAATCCCTTTAGTTTTCTAACATAATCAACCTTTGCCTTCAGTTCGTTATCCATTAGATAAAAAATTTCGCTTTAGAAGTTCTCTTCAGATAATTTAGGTTAGTTGCATTCCACTTTAGTTTTTCTTTTAGTGGTTTTGAGATAAGTTTTACAATAGATTCAATTTCAATATTGTTTTGCTCACAATAAAAACAAATTGCTTCAATGTAGTTCATATCTTTATTATCTTTCACAATATTCTCAATATCATTAGTAAACTTATCTTGACATAGGAATTTGCTTTTTATGATTGATTTGATTTCACTTTTTGTAGTCATTTAATTTGTCCTCCACAAATTTTTGAATGTACTTAACTAGTTTTCCCATATACTGTTTCTTATCATACTCTTCATAAACTTCAACTTCACCGTTTTCACACGTCATAATGATGACAAGTTTCTTTACTGGTATCTCAGTCATTTCATAAAACATACAAGCATACGCTGCTGCTTGTACGAAATAATTTTCGATCCATTGTTTTGGTTTTGGTTTTTCTGCAGTCTTAAAGTCAATGATTGCAAGTTCTGGAACACCAGTTTCTCCTGTATATTCAGCAATACAATCTACTGTTCCTGCTACACCTAGCTCTTTACTGTATAAAGATTTCTCAAGAGCGTAAATATTATTTATGTTACCAAGAATTTTTTTTGCCTGAGTAAATAGCATCTTTGGTAAAGGATCTGTATCGGGAATATCCTTATTCCAAAGAAAATTTTCTATGCAAGTGTGTACTTTCGTACCACGATCAGTGGAGCGTTTAGAAATGCGGTTCGCTTCTTCTTCGCCAACTTTCGCTCGCCATTTTACAAAGATATCTTTATTATAATGGGAGGTGACCGAGGTAATAGATACCATCGGTCTACCCTCCACAGTATAATAACGAACTCCATCAATTGTTTCCCGTTTCAGTGCGGGAAACTCAATATCAACGTGTTGAAACATCAAAGACCCAAATTAATTTTGTTTAGAATGTAACTCTTGACAAGTCCAGATCTTACGATATCCTCAACGCCGAATTCGACACTTTCAAATTCAGGCATCGCTTGAATAATTTTCATAAAATCTAGAATACCATTTCGTTCATTGGTTTTGATAAGGTCAGACTGCGATGCATCACCACAGAAATGGATCTTACAATTTTCACCAACTCTAGTAATTATACTATCTAATTCGTGAAAATTCAAGTTCTGACATTCATCGACGATGATAATACAATCATCTAGTGTAGTTCCACGGATGAAACTTGTAGACCAGAACTTTACACTTTCTTGTGTCTTAAGATTTCCCCACAGCATTTCAAAGTCATTGTCTGTAGGTAACTCAAACATATACTTTACCATATTCTTGTAAGGAATTTGGTAAAGTGAAGATTTATCTTCATGATCTCCTGGAAGGAAACCAATTTCTCTTGTAGCAACTAATGATCTTACAACCACAACTCTGTTGTAAGGTGTCAAAGGATTGAGGACTTCTTTCAACGCAAGGTACATGGTAATAAATGTTTTACCTGTTCCTGCTGCTCCGTAAACAAAAAGATTTTTATCTTCTTTATAAGCGTCAAAAACTTTTGTTTGGTTTTCTGTCAAAGGCTCAATATCGACCATCATATCGACATTGAAAGGTTTTTTTCTTTGCATTTGCTTTGCTGATAATCCAGCTCCGACTTGGGAAGAAGTTCTTTTTTTCCTTGAGGACATATTAGAAGTGCGTTGTTTTCTGAGGCTTTACTTTTGAACCAGGCATCTTGCTGACTTTGTGAAGGATTTCATTCCATCCCCCATCAGTTCTACTATAAACGTCACCTACGGCACTCACGGCAGAAGCGACACCAGCAGACCAATCTTTATCCCATTCGGGATTATCTTTTCTCCACTGATCATAATCAGCGACAGACATAACAAGTTCCTGTGTTTCCCCAGTTTCTAAATGTTTAACAGGATAAATGGGCATAGTTATTTCAATTCGTAAATATTTATTGGGTTGTAATAATTTTTTTATGGTTGTTAATTTGTAATGCTGCACTAAACTTTAACGGTCTAGCAGTACACATGTTACATATTTGTTCTGGTTTACTAGAGTTATCACAGAATTTTACCAGATCTTCATCACTACAGTCAACTGGTAGTCCATCTCCAAGAAAAGGTTTCCAACAGTCATCCTCTAGTTGTTCAGTGACATAAAGAAGTTCCTTTAAGAATGCTGCATTAGGGCATTTCCAAAGTTTGCCGTTGTATAATTGTGTATTGGAGCAAGAACACATCTCAAAACTTTGTTTGATATTATTGTGCCCATATGGATAAACTTTTCCATTGCTCTGTTTAATAGAATTAAACCAACGATCTTTTCCATCATGATGTTCTGTAACAAGAACCTTAGAACTTTTTACCTTATTGATATTATCAATAACTTCTGGAGTATGAACACTAACCCGTAGAGACATTCCAGGATATTTTTCTAAATCTTCTTCAATCCATTTTCTATTTTCTTCATTAAGAAGAATACCATTAGTGTAAAGATACACTGTCTCTTTGTGCTCTAGACAAGCGTGTAAGATGTCTCTACAACGTGGATTGAGTAAAGGTTCCCCACCAATAACTGAGACACGTTCTACATCTATCCTAGGTAAAATTACATGGATATCTTCGATAAGTTTATCCGTATCTAATTTGCTTCCAGGAGCAAAGTAATTGCTAAAGTGATTACATCCTTTACAACTTAAATTGCAACCAATCGTTGCGCTAACATCAAGAATTTTTAATTTTGGGATTGTGATAGGCAAGGTACGCAGCTCCTATAGAAGTTCCACCGTCATGTGCAATTGGTTCAACATACATTTTAACATCTTCTGGCAATTTTTTGCGAAGATTATAGTTAACGACACAGTTCAAAAAACATCCTCCAGACAAAACAATATTCTTACATTTAGTTTTCTTTAGTGCAATCTGTACAAGTTCTAATGCACGGTCTTCCCAAAGCGTTTGAATTGTGTATGCAGCATCTTCTTTAGACTTCTGTACAAGATCATTTAGATCGACTTTATTAAATCCATATGCAGATAATCCCATAACTTTTCCAGCTTCATCTGGTCCAAATCCACAAAACTTTGATACATCTTCAAACATTTTACCAATGCCATGCTCAGAATTTTCCCAATATTTTTTGTGAACTATTTTCCAATGAAATCTATTGCTGGTCTTGGCATGAAAAATAGATTCAATTTCCAATTTATCAGCAACATTAGATCCATTACTGTCTACAACAATACAGACAGCTTCATCAAATCCAGAATTATAAAACCCACATGCAGCATGAGTAAGATGGTGTGACTTTCTGTAATCAATATGTTTGGCGCTAGGGAATGACCGTTTAAATCTTGCGATA